ATACTGGTTTAGAAATCTGGTTTGACCATAGATCTGAAAATCCTCGATCTCACCATGATCTTCAATAAACTTTTTAGCATCACGAATAGTTCCCTGTTTAACAGGGCGAACATATTTACCATCCAAAGTTTTCCACTCAGATGGTTTAGGTGAAGGAAGAAAAAGTGTAGGATCAAATTTTACCTTATCTTGAAATTGTTTACCATTTTCATAACCACGAACTAGAATGTTACTTCCAGATTGTTCAACACTGGTATAAAATTTCATAAGGTCTCGTCTTCGATAGCTTTTTGATAGGAAGATAAAAGAAAGGTATCTGGATCAGTAATAACTTTTATATCAGAAGATCTGATAACAATTTCACGATCACCAGAATGAAGGGGCCAAGGACCAAGACAGTCCCCAGCCACCTCGTGTGGGCATTTTAGCACACAGTCTGGATCCCCGAACTCCACGTCAGGAATTTCAACAATATTTGTAACTAACCAGTCACCATCAAATTTAATTAGTTTGATCATCTACAACCTCTGTCTGAAGAACTTTATCAATTTCTTCTTGCTGCAGCTGAGCATTTCTACTATTCATCACTTGCTCAACAACTTCAACTTTAGCTTGGTAAGCTTGATCCAGACCAGGATCAGCTGCACCATATGCAATTACACTATCATATGGAATTCGGAATTGATGATCTGAAGAATAAGGACACCAACGACCAAACTTAACTTGCAGATCTTGTTGTGGATTATCTGTATTGTTAACTTCAATCAAAGAAAGAACATAAGGATGACGCATCATAAGGCAAATACCTTTTTTGTCATCACCTTCACCTTCATAAACTTCTTTAAGATCACAAATAATTTGTTCACCAGTTTTCAAAATTACAACAGTAGAAGCCATAGTACCTCCAAAAAATACAAAACAATTATAGCACAAAAAGTAAAAGGGGGCAAGTGCTGATGCTGACCAGCCTGCCCCAAGCGCCGACGATATTCAATTATATTTAGATAGTATTTTCATTTGGAAAATTTGAATTCCTGTCTTCAGTTAAAAATTGAGGTGCTGATTTAATACCCCCAATAGTGTAGACAGTTTTCTTTTGATGTTCAGGAATAATTTTTTCAAGAGAGATAGTCAATAATCCATCCACAAAATCTACAGAGGATACTCGTACATCATCGGCAAGTTGCCAGCTGTGGTTAAAGGAACGTTTCGATAATCCTTTATGTACATACACTCTGCCAGAATCTCTTTTTTCAACTCTGGAGGTAACTCGGAGAATGTTCTGTTCAGTAAATACTTCGATCTCCTCTGCTTTAAATCCTGCCAGAGCGATTTCAATTTCGTAATTGCTACCATCGTGCTTGATTAAGTTGTAGGGTGGATAACTGGTGTTATGCCCAGACATTGCCTCTAGACGATTGAATACATCATCTAGACCTACTGAAAATGGGGAGTAAATATCCCAAGTGTATTTAGTCATGGTGTTCTCCTTAAATAAGCGAGGTTTTTCTTAGGATCCTAATTAGGCATCCGTAGCGTATGGGCGGTTTAATAACCACGTACCCATCAAAATTATATAGCAGTGAAAGTAAAAATGGCAAGGTGTGGAAACCTCGCCATTTCTATACGGTCATCAGGATAACATATCCTTGTTTTCTATACCAGTCAAGATGTCCCTTTCCCCATGGTATTGTTAACCACTTAACTTCTTTGTTAGGTGTTAACACCATCATGGTTAATGTTCTCATACTTCAACTTTTTTTCTACCAATATTGTATTTACTTTCAAGAATCCATTCATCTTTATCTTTAAAAGATAGAACTTTTATTTGATTCAAAGGAGCAACATCTTCGATTTTTTCTGGAGTGATTACTTCAATCAATCCCCAGTCACAAAGCAGTTGAATAATTCTATTCCTTCGCTGAACATCATTCAACGAAAGATTAGTTTTCTTTCCATCAAGAGCAAACAGTTCTTTAAAATGGACAATGTAATACTTTCCTTGCTTATGCAAGATATGACATGATTGATAAAGCTTCCTTTCCTTTCGTGAAGCTACACCAATTCTAGTGAGGGTCTCACGAACTTTAAGGAAATCATCTGGTTGACCCAGAGAAATCTCAACCATATCAGATTGTTTCCATTGCAATTCAATATCCGTTGTCATTTACTTCCACCTTTATTCAAAGCTTTTTTAATTTTGTCGAGTTGTTCAGTAGTGAGAATCCTCAATGCTTGCAGAGCTTTATTATGGTTGTATCCATAATACTCTTTAACCAATTCAAGATGCTCAAGAGTTTGTTTTTTAACCCAAGGACTAAAACGCCTACGTGGGTTCAAACTATTTATATAAAAATCATACTGCATCTTCTTATCCAGCTCTGGATACTTGTTCATTTCATTAGCGAAAAGAACACTATCAGTATGATATGCCATACACTTGTTAATAATGTATGGCGGATAAGCTTTGACTGCCTCATCATCTCCGTCAAGAATATTTTTCTTGCTTTGATTGATAGAATAAAGGTAGTCTTTTAGTTCTGGTTTCATAGTACAGCTGTTACATACATAATCTTTGCATTTGGATTCCTAGCAGCTGCTACCTGCTTCGCATCATTGAAATTCCTTGCATGAACTTCTTCGTAAAAAACTTTGCCTTGAACATACAGTTTGACTTTACAAAGCATGGTTAGAAACCTCCGTGTGTTTCACCAATCATAAGGTGCTCGATAGAGGCTGATGGATCAGCTTGGACAGTTTCCTGACTGGCATAAGTTGCAGGATGATACTTCAAGAATTCTCTAAAAGTCATTTTCATTTCCTTTTGAGTCATTCCACAATGAGCTGCAGCTTCAGGAAGATTCATCTTAGCCTCAAACAATCCCCAATTCGCTTCTGCAACTGTTTCTGGTGTGGTCTTATTCATAGAAAACGAACCTCATCGACATAGCCAGCTTGAATAGCTGAATGAATCATATTATAAGAATAACTATTTTCTTTAGGTGGAGCAGAAAAATAAATTACATAATATGCATCTGGCTTATGAAATTTAAGTAAAGCACCATTACAAATAGCTTTCTTTACGTTATCTGTTCGCTGTGCACCTGGGCGTTTCTTACCACCTGATCGACCACCTTTTGCTTCTACAAATTCTGTTCGATAAGGAAGATCAGCAATGTAATCAAGTTCAATACCAATATCATGAATATGATAATCTTTACCAACTATCATACCTTGCCTTTCGATAAGATCTCCCTCTACACGAAACTCAAACTCATTGCCAGATTTTTTGCTTTCGGATTGAAAATTCATTATTTAAACTCGCAATTCAACATAATTTCTGTGAGACATGCAAGGAGATTAATCTCCTGATCAGCAACAAAAGAAATTTGATACTGATACTTTGCAATCACCAGCACTGCCTCTGGGATAGATACTGGTTTTAGATTATCATAGAGAACATCATAGATCCTTCTCATTACAAGATTAGGATCATTATCGATGTTTTCTGCGACCCACTTCTTAACATTAGTGAACTCTTTATTTTTCAATGACTTCAAAAGTTCATCAATAGTGATATCAGCAACATCAATTAAAATTGCTGAGGAGATCTCTCCAGTAGAAGCAAATCGTTGACACTCATTAAGAAGACGACGCCAATCAGGATAATACCTGCGAATGATCTTAGCAAGAATTTTATCGGTATACTTTACTTCTTCCTTATCAAGAATTTTCTTAATACGATAAAAAAATTCTTCCTGAAGTTTCTTGGCTTCATCACTTTTGATTTTAAAATCGATCACAGTGCATCGTGAATGCAAAGGATCAATGATTTTGTTAGGGAAGTTGCAAGTGAAGATGAATCGACAGTTGCTGTGAAACTCCTCCACAGCCGCCCTGAGAGCCAATTGAACGTCGGTGGAGGTATTGTCTGCCTCGTCGATAATGACGACCTTGTGGGCGGCTCCAGAGGTCAGTGAGACAGTCGTAGCGAACTGCCTCACTCGGTTCCTGACGGTATCCAGGAAGCGCCCCTCATCAGATCCATTGATCACGATGTAGGATGCACCAATTTCATCACACACTGCTTTGGCAACTGTAGTCTTTCCTACACCAGCAGAACCACAAAGGAGAAGATTAGGGATTTCTTTTTGTTCAAGAAAACCTTTGAATGATTGTTTAATATTCACTGGAAGAATACAATCCCCAATAGTATGAGGACGATATTCTTCCACCCACAAAAATTGTTTATTCATCAAGGCTCAAGTGCAATGTAGTACGTAAGGTCAAGAGAAGAATGTTTCCATTCAGTAATCAAATGCTTAGAAATTTTTACATGATAATTTCCAGCAAGAAGTCGAATGTTTTCGACTTTCATGAACATCTCAGCATTGCCAGTATTTTCAGATGGAAGTTCAAGGGAGAAAACATTGCTAGTTTCATTTTCTTTATCAACTAGGCTGAGAGAAACTTTGTCGCCATTTGATTGAAATTTCAGATCAGAAATTCCATAGACGCCACTTGCTTTTTGCAAAGTAGTGATGTCATCTTGTTTGATATCAAACTCAATATCAGAACCTGGGAACCTGATATCTTTTTCTGGGGCTGCTTTCAAAGTAATTTCTGGACTTGAGAAATAATACTTTGCGCTTTGCTTACCACTGCGAATGTCTACATAGTCTTCTTTAGAAAAATCAAGAGATGGATTTTTAAACAGAGTTAGACCAGCAAGAAATTCATTCAAATCATAAATTCCAAAGGTTCTTGGAAAAGTTTCCTCACATGTATATTGGGCAACAACGTTTTCACCAACGCTAATTGTTTTAAGTTGATTCCCTTCACGAATCAAAATAGAACCATTGATGGTAGAAAAGTTTTTCAGAACTACCATCGTTTGATTTGAAATAATTACGTTACTCATTTAAATTCCTGCAGACCGTTTTGAGTGCGAGTAT